CTGACAATAAAAACCCGCCGTAGCGGGTCTTAATTTCAATTTTTTGCTGCTTGCCCGCCAGTGCATTGATACTCAACAGAAACATTTGCAAGATTACATCCATATGCCCCCATCTGCGCACATTGACTTACCTGCCCACCGAATGCTTCGGCACCATCATATCCCCATGTTTTACATTTTTGCGCTGCGAGATTCTTTGCTTGATTAGCATCAATAATCGGATTTTCAAAAGATCCAACTGTATATCCCATACGCACAGTGCCATCAGCCTTACTTCCACCCATTGGAATCATATCTTTTTTAGTAGCACATCCAGATAATAAAATGACAGCCACGGTCATCATTGCCACAGAAAATTTATTCATTGTTGTTCCATTTATTAGTAAGTTTTAAGCGGAAAAATGTTAACAAACAATAAAACGGCCGTCATGTTAAATGGGCTATATATAAAAAATAAGTGAGTAAATATTGCCTCACATCAAACTAATATGACGCACTATCTTCATTGTTCTTTCCATCCAGTATCCACCGTAAGGTACTCGCTGACTTAAATGCCCGTAGAGATGATGCAGTAACATATTCCCTTCGAGCAAAATGCCTGCATGGTTCCACTTCTTCGACCGTATCTGCATGATCACCATGTCGCCCGGCTGAGGGGGGCCGCTAAACTCACGAAAACCACACTCATACCAGCAGTCGTGATAAAAATTATCGCTGTGATTATCTTCCCACCACGGATAATCAACGCGGTAATCGGTTAGTTCAATACTGTGCTGCTGGCGAAAATAGCTCATGACCAACCCCCAACAATCCGTATGCCCCAACACAAATGGTCGTTCAATAAGGGGAAGCTCCCCGCGAGGTTGTATTGTCCGTAAATCTCCCTCTGGCCAACTCACAATATGCCACGGAAGCGCGGTCGCATCACACTGCGCCTTATCCAGCTCGCTAGGCTGGGGAGTTGCATCAGGATGACTATGTACGACGGCGATAACTACCCCCCAATCTTCTGCGGCTGCGTAATCCTCGGTATTAAGATGAAAATGCTCTGTGGCCTCGATCGCCATGTTCCTGCAGGGTATGTATTTCTCAACTCGGCTTTTTTGTGCCACCAGACCACAACACTCTTTCGGGTATTCTGCTGCAGCATGTTGCATGATTGCGTCGATTGTTTTCTGCCGCATGTTAGCTCCTGATCAGCGAGGTTCCTACAAAACCACCATGTGATAGCTCTTCATTTTCTCCATACCTCAATTTGCATGCCCGTAGCGTACCGTTACAAACATCCAAAGAGGGATCATCAACAGGATTATTGTGAATATCAAAATACCGAGTTCCCGCGTAATCACAGCCATTACCAGAGCGATAATGGCCTCGAATACACCATGTACAGAGCGAATGGAGTTGGCGGGTCGGGATCATTACCCCCTGCAAATCCATCGGGCTACTTAGCGTAAATTCAACCTGAACCTTCGTTTCAGCGCTCTTGCTATCAATGTAGTAAACCTGCAATTTCTCTTGAAGCGGGTCAGCAGTCGGGTGACTGCCGGAAAAATTACGAGCATCAAGGTATTGGGCTAGCGTGTCGTGAATAATTACTTTAGCCTGCAGCATGTCGTCGTAATGTAGACAAAGCGCAGTTATAGATCCGTCAAGGTTCGCAATAGTCAACGTAGGCTGCGCTGAGCTTCCACTAGTCGATGTTTCAATCCCTTCAATCATGCATGGCCACGCACTATATTCATTACCCTGCCACCAGATCGACTTTGCAGGTAGCTTGGATTCATCTTTGCCAGCCGCGGTAATTTCATCAGGCGTATGAGGGAGGTTGTAGGCATGAAAACGCAATACCTCTCCCACGCCAAATACCGTACCGTCAACCTCAAATAGTCGAATCTCGTTTCCCGGCTCTAATTTTTGATAATCACTATTTAGTGACATTAGACCTCCACAGCTGAAAAGGTTTGCTCAAAAGTCGCCGAGACTGTTGCTTGCGTTTTGCCGTTAGGAATTAATCGGATTGAATCTGCGCTGATAATGTACAACCCTTTATCACCATGCGGAGGCGTCCAAATAAATGCCTTAGTACAGTGACGACGACAAAAATCACGGATCGCAATGGCCACGCTCAGAGAGCCACGAAAAGAATAAGAAAACTTTATCCGCTCTGAGTTAATGCCACTTTCAGATACCTGCTTATATCCATCACCAAATTGCACCTCGCGTATTGTTCTGGCGTACTCCGTCGTGGGCTGTCCTGCGACCTGTGTAGGCCACATAAAAGTTTCAATTGCCATGAGCGTTCCTCAATGAATACGCTGATTAACGACCTTTCATCGCGTTAAAAAGCTGTCCTCCCGGACGAAGGGATTTACTAATATTGTCCTGACAAAACTGATCGAGCATTTTCATCATGGTTTTGCTCACAGCTTCATTGCCACCAGATGACTTAGATGTGGCTGATCCGTCATTTTGTAAAATAACGGTATTATGGAAAACGGGGCTTCCGCCGCCGCCACTTCCCGCAACCACACCTAGTTTTCCATTGGCGCCACGGCGTAAAGGTAAAATAGCCTCAGGGCCAGCTTCTCCCATGACACCGCCCCCTTTAGCGAATGCAAAAAACGTCGGCTTATCGACAACCGAACCACTGTATGCGCTCAAACTTGCGGAGGAATACACCCCGCCTTTTGCATTGGCCTCAATGCCGCCCCATCCCATCGCACCAGCCAAGGATTTAACGCCATTTACTAGAGCCATTTTTACGAGAATTTCAGTCAACATACTGAGAATGGAACTGGTAAAGGATTTGAAGTCTGCTTTACCCGTCGTCAAAAAGGTGGTGAGTTGAGAACTTAAACCGGTCAGTGCTTGCCCTCCGGCATCTTTCATCACGCTATAAGCATCTGTTGCTGCATCTGCATAATCCGCCCACGCTTTTTGCCCTCCGGCCTGCCAATTCGATCGCAACTGGTCCTCTTGCTCCCACGTTTTTCGCTGAGCATCTAGCATTTCATTGAGACGAGGATTATCTTTCTGACCTGAAAGCAGTTGAGAGCGCTCGAGTCCTCGCTGCACCTCTCGGCTGGACTTTGTTTGGCTAGCCAGCAATGCGTCCCGCTTAGTTTGCTGCTGAAGAAGATACTTATCGGCCTGATCATTGAGGCGATTTAATCGCTCCTGTAAAACAACCTCGTCACCTACCGCGGCAACGCGGGCTTTATATGCCAATACACTCGACTTGCTGGCTAATAACGATTGTTCCTGCGTGGTGAGTTGGCGCTTAGTCGCAGCGGCCTCTAATACCGCGAATTGCGCCTGCGATTTCCATAAGTCTTTGCGCTGCTGGCTGATAACATCTGTCACCGCCTTGTGTTGTTGCAGAACCACCAGCTGCGCCTGCAGCGCTTGTAAATCAGCTTGGCTTGATTCCTCTGCCTTATCACCCACCGGCGCTTTATACTGGGGTCCTTTACGCACTTTGCTCGCCTGCTCTTTGGCAAAGCGCGCATTTTCACGCTTAACCGCCTCATCTTTTGCAGACTGTGATGCGTAGGAATTCTTGATCCGCAAAATCTCACGCTGATGTTTTTCCTCCGAGGTTTCATACTGCCGCTTGAGATCCTGGTCACTTTGAAATTGGCGCTTTTGTCGCTCCTGCTCTTTTTGCTCAGCGGCTGCTCGCGCTGCAGTCACTGAATCCTGATAGGATTTCTCACTCAGTTCACCCAGTTCTTTTTGCAGGCGGGTAACCAGCGCCTTTTGGCTACTGACCCGCTGAGTCTCTTGCTGCGAGATCAGAGAGTCATTTTTACGCCCATAGCCATATCCCGTGGAGTCCGCCGCCCCCCCACGTTGCAGACTATCTAGATCCTTTTGAGCTCGCTCGAGCTGTTGGCGGGTAGACTCTACCTTGTCTTTTAGTGTGCTCTCACGCCCGACATTCAGCATCTGATCCCACGCGCCGGATGCAGCATTGCCTAACCATTTCCACGCGTTCTCCAAGTCTCCGAGATTATTTTTAATATCGGCACTTCGAGCACGCATAGCATTAGCGTAGGTGTCCATCGCTATCCGAGCAGCATCCGTTGTACGTCCCTGCTCTGCCAGTGTAGTGATCTGCTCGAGTTGGGTTGCCGTTAGAAAGTGCAGCGTTTTATCCAGTTCCAAAACCGACTGCACGGGATCATCCTGCAAGCGTTTAAACTGCCTGATTGTCTCATCCACGGACTGGCCTACGCTGGCCTGCATCTTAGCGGCAGTATCTGCAATCATCGTAACGGCATTGCCAGAAAAACTACCGCTGCCCACCACTGAGGCTAACGCACTCGACATGGCGCCCTGAGTGATACCGCCGCCCGACAGTGATTTCGCCATAGACTGTAGTTCAGCCGATGTTTTACTCGCATAATTACCCGTTAGAATCAGTTGCCGATTAAAGGCCACGGCTTCTTCTGAACCTTGGTACCATGCTTTTCCCAGCACATAGACCGCTGTTGCAATCCCTCCCACAACGGCGGCTAAGCCTAATCCGCGTAGGCTCATCAATTGTTCTATCCATCCAGCACGGTTCGCCAAGGTAATGCCCGACCCTCGCAAGGCCCCAAAGTTACCTCGAGCCAGTTCCCCCACCAAAACACCCAGTTCACGACGCGCTGCCGCACTTTGTATGCCAAGGTTGCGGGTTGCTGTTTTAGCTGTCTCTAATTTGCGGATATACAGTTCTGCCGCATCACCAGCCCCGACTTGAGCCGCTTTGAAACGCAAAAGCTCAGTACCAGAAAGTTTCTGTGCGACAACCTGAGATTTTAGCTGCTGTAGAAATCGCGCTTTTTGCTTACCAGCCTCCGCCTCCGCCAGTGCCGTTTCTTTAATACGTGCGGAAGAATGCGATATAAGAGTGAGATAGTCTTGCTGGGTAATGTTGCCATTTTTCCGCGCGGCACGGATCTGTTCCTGAATGCGCCCAAGCGATTGCATCCCGTTACTCAGCTGCTTGGTACCATCAATTTGTCGAAAAAATGAGGCCGTCAGCGCATCCTGATCGCGACCTAATGCCGAGCTCTGAGACTGACTCTCCTGTAATTTTAGGTTCAACTCCGCGACACGTCGGTGAGTTTCATCGACCGCTTTAGATGCTTTTTCCCAATCCTTTTTGAGCGTATCGGCCGTAGAAGACTGCTGAGATTTAACCTCGCTCATTACCCGAGCATTGGTATCCCCCATCCCTTTGATTGCGTTGGTTTGACTCTCCACCAGCTTACGCATTCGATCCGATGAACCATCTGCATCTTTCCCCATGCCTGATAGTTGCCCACGAATACGCGCCATTTGCTCTTTAAACGTGGCAGTATCTACATCGAGATTAATAACTAAGTCGCTAATTTGTTGGGACATATCGAACTCCCCCGTAGGCACCTTCACCGATCAGCATAAGTTCATCATCCGTTTTAACCTCTTCACGTTCTGGCTGGGAAAGCAGGCTAAAATCTTCAGCGCGTATTTCGCCCCCACTCGCGAACACGGTCACAAGCATCTCTTTCATCGTGGCAAACTCCGCATCCAGTAACTGGTCACTAAACGGAGTTAGCGCAAAATAATTTGCCCAATCTGAGAACTCGGTGGCGCTCATTTCACTGAGCATACGGCGCCAGTCTGGGCGCCGAAACTCATGAGCCAGACGCTGTGCAAATGCCCGCTCGCGGGCCGCTATTTTGCCAGCGGCTTTTCCTCTACCGGCTCAACGGTATCAGGCGAGGGAGCAGCCTCGTCTGCTGACTTGGGATGCATGCCGCTAAGCGCTAGCACTATTTCCACCGCTTCGTTAATTGCTTCGCTAGGCCATGTTTTTTGGATAGTTTGGTGAAGCTCATTTTCATCGCACTCTGGTGTTTCATGGGATAACGAGCGAGAAATCAGCCATGCATTTACATCCACATTAAGACGCACAAGCTGCGCTGTATGACGTAAACTTTCGCTTCCCTCATCGCTAATGGCTTCTTTCGAGGCTAAATAATCAAAATACTCCACGCGCTGTAATGCCGAGATTTGGTGCAATACGACAGACTGGCCGTTGTACTTAAACGTTTCTTTTTTCAAAAACATGACAAATACCTATAAAAAAGGCCCCAGTCAGGGGCCATTGAAATGAAATAGAGCGAAGTTACGCCACGGTAAACGTTGCTATGGCCACATGTTGGCCATCATTCGTCATGCCGATAATTTCGACTTTTCCCGCCTTAACACCCGTGACCGTAGCAACCTTATCCTTTACCACGACGGTCGCCGTTTTTAGATCTGATGATGCAACCCGCAAAGTGTTATCCGTGGCATTGTCTGGCTGAATCGCGAACGTGACACTTTCAGAGGCGCCAACCGCAATATTGCCGGTCGCAGGGGTGACGGTTACCCCAGTGACAGGGACTGCCGGTGTGCGTAAATCTTCAGCCAGTGACGGCTTGCCTGAGTTGGTAACTTTTACCGTGCGGGTAATGACTTCTTTCGCTGGGATCGCTTTGCCTAGGCTACTAATCCAACCACGGAACACATCAACCGCACCGTTGGGATATTTGATTTTATAGCCACGAACATCCCCTTCAGTAAACCATTCAACCAACCCTTGTTGGCCACTCTCTCCGGGTTTCCACGCGAGGGTAAAACTGGTATCCCCAGCAGATTTCTCTCCTTGCGCCGTGCTGCTCCAATCGGCGTTTTCATCATCGAGATAGGTATCATCATAGGATTCGGCGGTCATTTCGCCGGGTTGAAGATCTTTAATTTTCGCCAAACGCGACCAATCAGCATCGCTTAACGGGTTTCCATAAGGGTCACCCTTGCCGGTATAGAGCCATAGCGTGGTACCCGCACCTTTTACCGGTGCCAGTGGGTTAGGTGTTGTCATATAACATCCTTACATTGAATAAGTGAGAAGATAAGTCAGATCAACCGAGCCCCACGTCGCCATCTCCTCATCACGTTGGTAGTCATAACCTTGGGGGGTCATCGTCTCGATCAGGGTATCGAGCGTTGGGATATTGGACAGTGCGGGATAAATGTGCGACTCCATCCAGCTATCTAGCGCACTGTCTGGCTGGGCCGATTTAAGAAACACCTCAACATGTAACGCTGCTTGCCAACTATCCTCATCCAAGGTGTCTCCGGTGTATTCCGCATCAGAGAGATAAACGGCAACAGCGGGAAGATCTTGCTCATCAAGAAAGGCAGGGCGCCCATCAAACCATGTCACTGGCTCAGTAATTTCACGTTGAAGCTGTGACGTTACGGCCTGACGGATCTGGGTATGTTTGCTCATCGTTTGATATGTAGTCTCAGTTGATTTTTCAGCGCCGAGGCCAACTCTTTTGGCATGTCGCTATCGATAAGTTGTGACGACGATGCCATAAATGCTTCGGTCAACGGCCCAGACAGGGGGACCTTCACCACATCAATGGGATAACGGGCACGCCCAACACGGCGCATCACTTGCCAGCGGCCATTAGCTAGTTGCTGAATAAAAGCATTGCGAAAGGTGTAGGGCCCCACTTTAAGTACGCTGCCCTTACCGTGTTTGGCCTCTCTGCGACGAGAGAGACGCACACGCGCCGCGCCTAATTTGATCGCCGGAAGGTTGCCTCGATTTATTTTGATCGACGCAATTGGACGATCCGGTTTGGCCTTCCTTAATCGAGCTCGCTGCCTGACCAATTTGACAGGGAGCCCCTTTCGCCGGTTGTCATCCACTCGCGCTTCTTTTGCTACCTTACGCGTGCTGTGACTAATGGCTCGCGCGGCCACACGATTGACGGCCTGCGCCGTTGCCGTGGGCACCATTATCCGACTCAAGCTATTCAGATTTAGGATCGCCTGTTCAAGCCCTTTAACTGACATAACGCTACTCCAGCCAAATCTGAGGTTTTCCATTAAAGAGCTGATGACGGGTGACGATATAGGACCCATCATCCACCACCACGTTGTCGTTGCGGCGTGGTGAATATGCCAATGAAAAAACCACTAATGAAACACCATCCCCCTGCACAGGGCCCATTTCAGGCAATAGATGAGACTCAACGGCCGTATAAGACTGCCCATTGATGGTGACCGCTTTGCCAAAGCGTTCAGCGGTCACACGATCCATTTTTGCCGTGAGCTGCACAAACGGACTAGCCATTGAGTTTCACTTCAATCATGGCGCTATTTTTATCAGCAGCCTTCCATGCAATGCCTGCGGCCACCGCATCAGTAGCGTCCAATTGAATTTTCCCATCTTTTAGCGCCACTTTTTTCCCCATAGGGATCACGTCTGCCGCTAATTTTGGTAGCAAAAAGACACCACTTACCATTGCGGCCCCTGCATCGCCCACGGGAATATCAGTAATTGCCACACCGACAATATCGCCAATTACGATAGGTTCACCGCTGGAAATTAGGTCGGCGTTACCATTAACAACCTCGATCACATTGCCATCTTGCACAAAATTCGTAGCCATACTCTTTGCTCCACGGCCCCAATGGGGCCGGATTTTAGGTATAAAAAAAGCCCGTTAGGGCTGTTCACATCACATGTGTGGAAAGTTATTTGCCGCTTGAATACACCAAACCGCGATGATCTAACGGAGCTACACCGGCATCAATACGGACCTTAGTGGCAATCCCGTCAGTATTAAAGCCTTCTTGCTGATCGATATAGGGCACATCCACACCATTAAGATAAGCAACCTCAATCGTATCCGTCCCTTTAGCCGCCGCCAGATACCATGCGGCTGCATCTTTATCATCCAGACGGGCTTCACTGATGACGGTTGCAAAGTTCTGGATTGGGTTGATGATCCCCGCGTTGATATCGGCACCTTTGACGCTTACAGACTTAATCGTCTGATTAGCGAGTGTTTCTAGCGCTGTTGGTACCAGCATAAATGCTGGACGGATATTAAGGCTTCGATCACCTTCTTTTTGGGTTCGCATCAACAAGCGGGCTTTGTCCAAATTAGCGACATCAATCGCCCCAGTGCTTACGTTCTTGTGGTCTGGACTGAAGAGTTTTTTACCATCAGACAGCACGGCGTTCGCCGTAAGAATTTCATAAACCAGATCGCCAATGGTCGCCTTCGCTGCTCGGCCCATTTTCATCGGGACATCAGTTAACTGGTTTAGATCATCGTTAATCAGTGCCTGACGCGTAATTGAGAAAATTTCACCGTAGGTTGCCAAGGCAATTGACTCACCACGATCTTTGGTTGTGATGTATTTATACTCTGCCCCCTCTCGAACCTTACGCAGGGAAGGGAAGCCCCCTAAACCGACACGATGAGCGGTTTTAAAGTCCGACAACTGCCCTTTTTTAGTCCAGAGCTCGAAGGTTTCCTCCGCCTCTTCCCACCCTTGCAAGATCGACTTATTCGCGACATCGAGCAGGATATTGCCAAAATCCGATGTACTGTGGGTTAGCGCCAGCCCCACCATTTGAACAGGATTCAACGAGGACACGCCAATACCGCGCTCAGTCAGTGACATACGTGCATATTCACGCAATGTCATACCGTTGTAGACGTTATCATTCTGACGTTCTTCATAGCCTGCACGCGCCATAATCGCCTGACGAATACCGTCACCGGTGAAATTACCGTTACTCGCATGAATAAGGTTATGAGGCGTGTTCTTATTTGATGGCGTCGCATCTTTGCCCAATTCAGCAAGCAGTTTATCTTTCGCTTGCTCGACAGAACATTCGATATCCTCAATACAGGATGCCTGCAGGGTTTGATGCTTACCGCCAAACATCGCAAACAGGTCTTTAATACCATTAATGCGCTGTTTTTGTTCTTCTCGCGCCTGAGCGCGGATAGCGTTCTCATCAACCGTGGCTGGCGCAGCAGTCGGAGCTGCCTGTGGTGTTGATACGGGGGCTTGGGCCTTTGGCGCAATAATCATATTCTTTAATGAATTAGGCATGGAATCAAAATCCTCAATACGTTTTGAATGAATGCAAGCCATTGCCTGCACAGATGTTGTCAGTTGATCAGCAAAACCATGCTCCACACACTCTCGTCCAGAAAGCCATGTTTCAGCGCTCAGCATGTCGGCTAATTCGTCAGTAGTCTTGCCGGTTTTCTTGGCATATGCGGGGATAAGCACCGTTTCGACCTTATCAAGGAGATCGGCGTAATCACGCATATCATCCGCATCGCCCCCCGTAATGCCCCACGGCTTGTGGATCATCATCATCGCATTTTCAGGCATGATGATAGGGTTGCCGACCATCGCAATAACTGAAGCCATCGATGCGGCCAGCCCATCGATATAGACCGTTTTGCTCGCAGGGTGGCTGTTAAGTAAGTTGTAAATGGCAATGCCATCAAACACATCTCCACCCGGCGAGTGAATATGTAAGTTGATATGGTCTAACTCGCCCAGCGCTTTCAATGTGCTAGCAAACTGCCGCGCACTCACTCCCCAATAACCGATCTCATCAAAGATATAAATATCAGCAGACCGTTCTCCACTGGCTTTCATTCGAAACCAGTTTTTCTCCCCGTTCGCAGCCGCTCGCGGAGTCATAAACACACTATTTTTTTGTTTTTTGCTCACTGCCTTCCCCTTTATCGTTCGCCGGGTCTGTGTCAAATTTCAGTCCTAAGGTGGCGTTTTCATCAATTTCGGCCTTGCGGCGGCGTTTAACATCGCCCGGATTTGCCCCCCGAGCCCGAACCCAATCGCCCTCCGTGGCTGCACCGCCACGTAAAAGCACCCGCCACGAATTAGCCTCTTTCAACGGATCAATCCACGGCATCACCGGCCCGCTGTATACCGCATTGAAAAGAGTCTCCCTATCCACATCGAGGGGGACATTAATCACACCTGATGTGATCGCCATTTGAAGCCAATTGCGGTAAATCGGGCGACTCACCGCCGCGATAAATGCATCTTGCAAAATGCTGTAGCCCTCAAACGATTCCACCAGCTCTTGGCGCTGTGAGCTGTAAGTCCCGTTGTAGTTACGGGCAATACTGGAAAAGCTTCCACGGCTACCGGCTGCAACCGCTCGCAGTTGGCCATTACGGAAAGTTTCTAGGTTGGGATTCGGCCGGTCGGATTTAATCATGCCAATATCTTCGCCGGGCTGTAGCCCATCAAAAAGCATGCCCGGCTGGATATCTAATTCTCGAGGACCATCTGATGATCCTGAACCTTCGTTATCACCGTAGGTTTGGGGATCGCCTTTCTTAACAAACATGCCCAAAGCCGCCGCAATACGCGCTGCAGTCAGTTCAGCATCCTCATACTCTTTGAGTGCACTTAGACGCATCAGCACCCCAGCGAGCAAACTATTGCCACGAATTTGGTGCAACCGACGCATAAACTTCAGATGAACCATGCTGTCTGCGGCGATTTCTTTCGTGTTTCCCTGCGCGCTGCCCAAACGAGTTAATGTTTTATACACAACGTATTTTGTCGGACGCCCCCACTCATTGAGCGCAACACCCTGACAAATCCCCTTACCCTCGTCATTTAGCTCAAGCGGGATAAAATCAGGCTCTAGTGCTTCGATCCAAAAGGGAACGTTGCCCGTAGGATTTAGTCCTGCTGCCGCCCCGCTCACCATTTGCCCAAACACCTCACCATCACGTAACCACGTGCGTGCCATCAACCGCTCTAGCACGGGGCGCGTAAACTGCCCTGTAACATCCGGCGCAACAGACCACTCCGCCCAAGCCGCACGAATGTCTTTCGCTAACTCATCGGCAACCAAACCCGTTTTTAAAATGGGTTGAGGATCTACAATGATTCCGCGGGCACCAACAATACGTTCCTCCAGTTTATCCAACAGACCAATCACCAAGTCATGGTTACAATCGAGCCATCGAGCCTGCTCACGTAACGAGCGCCCCCCTGATTGGGTCAGCTGATTGGCATTGCGGTTTTCACGTTTAGCACGGTGCGTTCTTGTCGGAGTAACGGCTTCATACGCCCGGATCATCGCCCGAGATTTAAGACGTGCCGCTTTCCAGCCCGGTGATACTAAACCAATGGCTTCATCTAATAGGCTCATACAAACCTCGCCAGTTTATGTGATGACCGTCCCCGTTGGCTGGCTTGATACTGCACAAGACGACGCTCCCAAGACATTCGGCCTTTCTGAATTTCGCCGAGGTTCTCCATCGTCATCGACTGTCCATTAAAGGTGATCGACTTCCCCTGTAGTAATGTTTTCTCGGCTTCCAGATAACACTGGATCATGTCTTCAATATCGGTCTGATTCATAACCAGCCTCCTGTCGTCGATGGCGCCCACGCCGAGGCCGTAGCCTCATGCTGAGTCTGTGATTGTGTTGTCTTATGAGTTGATACTTCGGATGTTTTAGTCTGAGCGGGGCGAGGCGATAATACAGGTGTGGATTCATCAAGTGATCGCGCCCAAGGAGGTGGTTTTTCCCAATTTATCCTTTCGTACCCGCGCAACATAACCAATGCATGGGCATACACCATGAGGTCGAAGGCTTCATTAGCCCCCTTGCCCGGTTTCGTCCATTTTCCGTCTGGACTTCGCTCCTCATAGGTCAGCTCGTCATAGAACCATTCACCCAGCCACTCAGGAAAATGTATGTAATTAGCCCCTACCGTTTCACGCGATAGCGCGTTATTGATTCGATCTTTGAGGGCATTCGTTTGTAAGAGATAAAGAGGCACATCCCCGCGGGCCTCTGCACGACGATTCGGTCGGTCGGTATTATCAGGCAGTGTTTTGCTGATGATCTTACCGTTTGACTGGCTCGCCCCTTTAAAGAGATAGACTTTTTTATGCACCCCATCACGACGACACTGGCGCCAAAAGTCATATGCGTTACCCGTTACGCCATCCTCACCACCGCTATCCACTGCCATCGCCAACACCGGAAAATGACTTGTGGGATCAGCCGCTAAGGGCCACGTTCTATCAAGTACATCAGTACGTAATAAATCCCAATCCTCGAGATAGCCTGCGGGGTCAATGGGGAGGCTCTCGCCGTTTGGCCCGGCACGCATTGACTGCTTGATATTGAATCGATCAATCACCCACCGTTCACCATGAGCACCATAACCTATAACCTGCACAACAAAGCGGCGGTGTTTACCACCCTGCACATCGACTGTGGCCACAAGAAACCGTACTCCTGGTGGCACCGTCCGCTTAGCCACTTCCTCAGCGCGGGCCTTAAGGCTTTCTCCTTTACGCTGTTCGGTGCTAGAGCGTGGTGCGTAAGGCAATCCCCAGTCCGTATTAATAACCGCCTTAAGCGTTTCCTCACTGCCTGTTCGCTCATACTCCTGCTCAGCAGTCAGTAATTTATAGACCAGTTGCGCCCATGTTTGATAAGCCGCGGCGGGGCCTTCCATCCAAAACGATGCGATACGTGATCGACGCGCCTCGCCAGAAATCACGCCATGCCGATCAATACGCTGCCCTTCAATCAGCCATATCCCGAGATTATTTAACTCGCGTTTTTGTGCGGGCAAAATATGTCCCTCGCAATGAGGGCAAAGCAAAAAAGCTGATTCACTGGCAACGACAGGATCGGGATTATCACGGTAGCCATTCATTGAGCTCATGGCTGGCTGGAAATACTCACCACAGTGAGGACAAGGCCAATACCAGCGACGGCGATCACCTCGGTTATAGAGAGATAAAATACCTGTCGTTGGTGGTGCTTCATGTATCGATGTTCGTTTCCACTTCAGATCGGTTATTTCTCTGCCGGGAGAGCTTTCCACCAGCGTCATACCCGCGGACATAAAGGTTGTCGTGCGTTTTGATGCCAGAGAAAAACCATCCCCCTCTCCATCAATATCCTCGGGGAAACGGTCATAATCCGTTAGCGCCACGCATTTAAAGTCCGATGAGGACATGACATTGATCGATGGCCAACCCAACTTTAAGTAGCTACCGTTGAGGAACACGCGATCGTAAACATTATTATCGTTGCGGCGTGGGCTTAAGCATTTAGTCACTTCTGGACTGCAGCGAAATGTTCGGGCAAGACGTTTTTTAGAATGCTCTTGCGCTTTGTCCTGCGTCATCTGGATAACCAGCATGTCCGAAGGATCGCAAACTACGTTATAGACAACCCACCCATCAATGAGTCCGATTGTTTTACCAGTTCGCGCAGGGCCAACGAATATCACCGCATCATATTCACGTGAGGCAAGGCAGTTCATTGGTTCTACAATATAGGGCGCAACCATCGGGTCCCAAGGTACTGAGTTACCCGCCCCAACGGGGACACGCATATACCGAGCAACAGCATCCGCGACAGGCATGCGCCGAGGCGCACTCAGTAATCCATAGGTGTTTTTACGTAATACGCTGGCTGTAACCTGCGACGCCATCACGCCTCCTCTGGCTCTCCCTCCTCTGGCATTGAGGTGTCAGCATCAACCACTTTTTGGGCAATCTGATCACGCATATCGTCTATGATGTTTTGAACACGTAGCACCGCTGATGGTGTCATCGCGCAATCACGCTCAAGAATATCCGGTAAGGTTTCCAGACCTTGGATCATCGCCTTGGCCATAGACGCCATTTCCCGTGCCACATCACTTGCGGGGAGTAACTCCCCTATCTCTTGTTCGAATTTGAGCCGCTCACGTTCTGACTGGTACCAAGCTTTGCGATCCTGCGGCGCCATGTCATTACCTGAAACCGGCGTTGGCATCTTCATCAGTTCAGAGAGAACCGACGTTAATTTATAGAGCTTAAGGTTTGATTCATTCCCACCAGAAGTTGCCACATTCTTTAGACGCGCCGTCACTGTTTGGCGATGAACATCCGAAAGTGCTGCAAGTTGGCTGATATTGAGCGTGAGATTTGTTAACTCTTTATCCATTCTCCACTCCAGTGATGAACAAAAAACAGTCACATTCACCACTGAAAAATAATTTAACTATTATTTTCAAAATGTTGAGGTAGTGGTGATGGCAGATCAAAATCCAAAAATGAGGCGTTTTCCGCGAGGTCGCCGCCCCGTGGCAGAGGCCCCCCTCGGGAGTACCTTTTCGATAATGATTATTATTTACTAGGTCAACCACCATAATAGACATGCAGTGAACACCTGTTCATCGAGCGAATAAATCAGCTTTTCCGAGCCGACTACATCAGCAAAGGCCCATGTGGTTAATCCTGCGTTATGAATGCGCAATGCCAAATCAGGATGCTCGTACATACCACGACCATAGACAGTATCGAAACCGCCAACCTTCTCAATGGCACTTCGGTGGTAATACAGCATCACGCCGCGCTGACAGGTATAAGTAACGTTCTTATTGTCGCGATACTGCTCAGCCATATAGTGCGAGAAAGGGCATCAGCGCGATTGTAAGTAGTGATAGCTATGCCGATACGCGCAGGAAGAACATTACATGGTATATACTGCATCCCATTGATTATTACTCCCATAAATTCCCATGGTTATATTTACACTTGTCATGCTTGATATAACTTATGAAGTAATATGTCTCTCATTGTTTTATAGAGCGTAGGATTACAATGGAAATCACAACTATCAATCAGTTGATCGCTGCTGGCTCGGGTTTAATCGGTGCTTGTATTGGTGCTAGTATTTCTGGCTGGGTTAACTACAGGATTAGTAGTAACAATCATGATATTGAAAAGTTATCATTTGCAGCCGGATTTATTGCTGAAGTCGAGGCACTGCAAACCATCATAAAGGAAAGGGGGTACCTTGAATCATTTATCTCATTTTCAAATCATCCGGATATACTGGATGGAAAGGCAGCTAAGTATATAATCTTAATCCCTGATGACTTTGCTCGATTTTACAACGCTAATCTAAACAAAGTTGGCTTGCTTGGTGTGGAGAGAACTAAACTTTTGGTCCAGTACCATCAAATCCTTCAGTCTTTAGCTCAGGATTTCAAAGATGGATCTTATGTTAGCGTTAACGGCTTTAACAAAGAGGCAATCGATGAGTGCGTCCGCTTATTTAAACGCGCCTTATCCATCGGTGAGCAAATCATCAATTATAAAGTCCGCAGTTAACCTTCCACGCTTTATTATGCGTATATGAATGCATTATCACAGGCACTCATTGAATGCCTGCTGTAATACACACCAACTTGATAAATTCCCTATCGGTACTATTCTTATCAGGTGATAGTTCTTTGACTTCACATATCGATGCTCTTTGCTCCGCCGCACTAAACTCACCACAGTTTTTTAGTGCGGCGTTTTTTATCAAAAATTCAAATTGTTACCAAACTCATACATTACAATGCAAATTATTGTGTATATTCATTAAGCCAATCCACTGTTGGCTATTCATTTATTGGATAACTCCCCCAGAGTGGCCCCTGCTTCGGCGGGGGTTTCCTATCTATCGGGTACTAGCCCACTATAAGCCTGTTCACAGGCTAGTCCTCTGACTCTTGCCTCATCAGCAATTGCTGCCATTCTTCCCGCCTCTTCATCAGCACGCTTGAACAACTCGGCAAGCAATTGGGTTCCGCTTGCTGTCTGGCCTCTGTGGGTAGTTGGGGAACCGCAGGCCCTTTCACGGTCTGCCAATCGCTGGGCGAGCTTGTCGGTCTGTTCGTGCAACCTGCTAGCAGCAGCATTGGCAGAAACTGCATCATTATGAGCGGCATATATTTGTTGGCTGGCATTCTGTATCACCTTGTTGATTACCCGCTGGCGGCGCTGTTCTTCGGTTCTAGCCTCTACTTGCCGCTGGGTTAGAGCATCAGAATCGTTTTTATCACGCAGTACCCATTTCAACCGCCAAGATGTATCGGCATTATGGTAGCCAGCGGAGTATGCCCCCCATAACGAAAAAGCCATCAGCGCGATTAGTGTTAGTGGCTTCCAATAGTGTTTAAGAGAGGTAATCATTGGTCTATACCCCAGCAAGTAAGCTCCGATTCCTGTCCCCTTCGCACCGGCTGCCCCGCGCAATTATTAGCTTTGATCCGACAATCTTTGCCGCCGTCGAATATCCAGCGCTTGATCTCCGCACAGGCACCTACTCGATCACCTGAATTCAACTTCTTATAAAACGTGGATGGAAAACATTTAGCAGGGCCGATGTTGTAAGGACAAAAAGAAGCGATACCCGCAATGGCTGGCTCGGATAGTGGCACTGTTACATTACGTTTAACCCACGCAATGGCTTTATCACGTTCTACCGCGTCATAGCACTTGCACTGACTGTATGAAAGTTTCAGCCCTCGAGTGACTGGTTTCCCCCCAATACGCGTCAATCCACGACATATTGACCAGATACCTTGCCCATCCTGATACGCGATAGTTCGAACGCCCTCTTTCTCATCCAAAAACTGATCAAGGATTTTATCTGCTGTCGCGCCACCAATAATCAAAGCGAGAACCGTAGCGCTGAGTTTGGTTTTAGTTCCCATCAATCACGCTCCAGCATGTCGATCTCTTCATCTAATGGCGCAGCTGCCATCACTTGACGGCTTTTAATCCATTCACGCAACAAACGCTCACGGCGACAGCGGAAATAAATCCCCGCTATAAAACCGCCCAGCGTACAAAAGATGCCAACAATGATGCCGACCACCATCCACTCGTTAGGTGAGAAGTAATTGATCAGGCTGAATAGCCATGACGAAACCCCACCAGCAAGTAAGGCGTTATCGGCAGCACGTGTGTACATTATTTTCATCCTTCACCTCCACCAGCGAGGCGGGGTTAATGTGTGGGATAGCGCCCAGCCGTAACCACTCTCAGCTAGAAAGTATTTAGTGTGTGGATGGTTGTTTGCTGAGTGCTAGGTATGCAAAAGGCCACGATTCTCGTAGCCTAATATATTGAAAGTGCAATGTTTTTATCTATACAAAGCAATCCATGATCTTGATCAATTATCAATCAAGTATATGGATTAAATATTGTACACAGGAGTATAACTATTCGTAGGTGTTTAATCCTATTGTCATTAAAACTTTCCTTGATGTTGCGACCACAAATACTTGGTCCCCCACTGTGTTGAATCGGATCGCAGTGGGATTTTTTTTGCCTATAGAGATCTATCAAATGAAACAGACTCAGTTTTATCTTACAACCCATACCTACGTTGAAGTGATATGTTCTGAACCCGCTAATGTCCTATTGATTAATAAAAAGCACTATGCTCACTTTTGCCAAGATAGCTGGGCTGAATATCACGGTGGTTTTTTTACCCACTTCCCTGTGATAATTGAAGTTCCATATGATGGTATTTGGAATGTGGTTGTAGACACTCACACATCAGGATGTTCACCTCCTGAAGTCAACATAAGCATCCTGTCTGGAGATAAAACGATAAAATAGAGAATCACGCACAGTGAGAATTAAAGTCAAAAGTATGGTCCTATCCGTTATTCGAAGACCAACAACTGATACTAATTGAATAGACATATAAAAATAAAATGTGACTTTGCAAAAAAAGATTTATACTTTTTATCAAAATGCAACTAGTTTTCAGAGGCATCGAGAGGTAAATATGAGCATTTTCATTAGTGAATGGCTTACAGGGATGACGGCATTTACATCATCATTAATCTTTATATTACTATTGTTCTATATTGTGGCTGCCTGAAATACAGCATCAACACAATCGGCTGAGCCATCTCCACTGGTTGAAAGACACGCACCTGTATTCGGTACTATATGAAGATGGCTCATGCAGTTGTGCAGCACACCAAACGCTCTGGGTTATCCCTTCTTCGCTGAATGACGTGCTGACTTATTCGTAGAACAAAACCATAGAAAAATAGAACACCATCATCAGAACACAAATCCCTAAGAATACATACAGATCTTTAGATGACTTCATTCCATATTTCCATTTACATA